CTGGAGACATATTGTTTTGTGGAGTTGTCCCACTGTTGCATATCGGATGGCCAGAGCTCTGGGAACAATTCCAGTACCTTATTGGCCAAATCACCTATCAACGGTGTGTTCCTATCAGTCAGCCAAAACGCAAAGCATTTGTCCACCAACTTACGTTCCTTGGTTACGGATGAATCAAGGAAGGTTGTCATGTGAAACTTAGTGGCTTGGCGTTTTATGTCACAACTAGAGTTAGGATTGCCTCCCCATACTTCCGGCGTGTACCGGCGAGCGAGGTATTCAATAGACCCACCACGTTTAACACGGTTGGCCTTAACTTCTAGTCCACACATTTTGGCTGATTGAGTAAGACTGTTTTCTGACACGTCAGACATGAGCGCATCATCCCCAAAAGCAATCCCCAGCTTCACCCAGCTGTCAAACTCGTTTGCCCCATCGAAGCAGTAAGCGAGATAATACATGAATGCCGTGATAGTTGTATCTTCCCAAGATGTCAACATCCCTCCCGACACAACGCACCAGCCAGTCCAATATGACTCACCAAACTTGGACCGAACTGTTTTGTTGTAATTTCTCTTTACCGCATCGTACATGGCTGATAACCATTTAGGCGTGAACCCGGCTGCCATGATCCGTCTGTAGAGTTCTCGTGGAACAACATTAATGTGTCCATCCAAATGTACTCCGTCAGAGGAATCAACAAAGGCCAAGGCGTCGTGACATATGTGGGCGACCCGTCCACTCAACTTGTCTGGCGTCTTACCTGGTCCATACCAGTGGAATTTCTTGAAGTGGTCAGTCAGTGGATATGCAAATTGCGCTAGATCTAACTTATCACGGGGATCCATCATGGTGATTGGGCGTGTGTCCTTAGGATAGGGATAAACCTCTCCTTTCGCCATCATGGTTGCACGTGTGTCTTCATCATAGTCAAGATACTCTTCCATTTGTTTCTTCTGACTTGGCCGAGTCTGCCGCTCAGCTACTTCGTCCATAGTAACGGGTGAAAGCATAGGGCCGTTAGGGAAACATAGTTTCACGAAATCGTCCATGCATTTAGACACCTTATATGGTATAGTCTCCACTCTGTC